GAAATAAATTCACATCCCGTACTGGGCTCCCTATCGTGCAAGGCTACTTGTATCCACAAGCGCCAACACTCACAACAAGGGCCGTGCGAACACGTTTCTTCAAACCAGGATAAATATAACAACAACAATTCGCAATATGCACTCTGAGTTAGGAAAGAAATAAGAATTGCTTCATAAAACCTTCTCAGCGTCATATAAAACAAAAGATGAAATACAAACATAGGGACACATACGGGCCAGTTACTGTGCAAGAGGAGCTGCAACGCTCAACTCATGCGCACACTCTGGAAATCCGGTGTTTGTGTTTGATCAGAATAATATAGATAAGAATTATTTCTTAACGTACTTAGTAAGTACATTTCTAGGAATATGAATGGATTGACCCAAATCATCACCAGAATCTACGGGAGAATCATCATCTTCTCCCTTGCACTCTTCTTCTTCGTGTTTTTTAGGCCGAGGAAGGAAAGCACTAACAGGACTAAGTCCTGCTTCCAAACGAGTCAAAAGATCATTAAATCTCTTTTCCTGTAAAGACACCTGTTCCTTCAACAAGTCAATTTCTAATTGTTCTTTCTCATCCACAGTTAACACCGTAACAGGAAGGGAAACAATAAACAAATCCATAGAACCAGTACCAGTTATGGTAGTACCAGTAGTTGTTAATGTTCCACCAGCAACAGGAACTGTCACAGTATACATCAAAAAAGCAGGCACAGTTGTCAATCCAGCAGCACTAGAATACGCTTCAACTGCATCTCGAACAGCAGATTGAGTTAACAAATTCAAAGAAGTAATCCCACTTTTCGAAAAACCAACGGGAGAACCCGTACTGGTAGCACCAGCTAATGTAAAAATTAATAAATAATTACCTGGAATACCAGCTGGAAATGTAACAACATTCGCAGCTGTAGTAATTCCACTCATTGCCGGAGTCCCCCCAGTTTGTAGCACACTACCATTAAAATTATTAGCAGTCGTTGCAGAAATTGAACTAAAGTGTACCACACCACCAGCCACAACAGCTGGATCTAAAATAGGTTTTTCTAAGCGACAACGATACTTAACATGTAGCTCACCAACCAAGGTAGCATTAGCTTGACCAATTGTTGAAACATTTAAAATACCCGCATTATAGGTTTTTAAATCAGTATTCGCAGGTTGGGCACCTGGCAATACATACTTACTATCACCCTTATTAAGCTGTTTACAATCAATAGACATCCACTGTGCTTCACATGGTAAACCACCACCCTTAGTACCATTGGCACGCTGGGATGCAGTTTGACCTTGAGTAGCAAACGCTTCAGCTTGTTGTTTTGTTGTAATAGCTGTGCCAGTTGCATCATAATCAAAGGAAAGGATAACCTTTCCTGTTTGACCTTGAGTAGCAAAACCGGTAACTTCAGGTAAATAATAAAACTCTAACATTTCATAAACATATTCAGAATAGTTAGATGCGGGTCTTGAACCCCATGGGAAAACAGTAGCAGAACCAGGATTTACTTGAAATTGAGTATTGGTAAAAGCCACACTACCATTAATATCCACAATAAATTCGTCCTCAACAATGGTAAAAGCACGACGATTGGCTAAAGAGCCCCTAACAGGATTCATTCGACCAATAACATCATTACCATCACCAAACATACGGACACTATTGCGCATTTTATTTTTCTTTTTATTCTTACGAATAGGACGTGTTTGTTTCACGGCCTTCTTGGCTAACTTTTGTTGTTTCTTACGTTGTTTACGCGCAAGTTTTTGAGCAGGAGTAGCCATTTGAATAGGAGAAATTAAAGATTGTTTAAATTCAAAAAGAGGAGGTAGATCAGATATAAGTTGATCAAAGATAATTTTAAGTAGCGCTACGTTCTTGCAGTCACCGCCACTCTGTTCCAATCCTCCATATAAAGCTTCAATAGCTAAGTCAGACTTCCAAACATTACGTATTTCCAAAATACTAACTCCATTTACACTCCCAAACATTTCATCTCCATGAACACGATCCAAATAAGCTAAATAGCCCTTAAGCACATTCCGAATAACAGAATTAGCATATGAATCCAAACGAAGAGCACAAGCTCTCAAATAATGCCAACGGACATCATCAACATTCGCACCATACATCAACGAACTCAGCACTTTAGCTGTTTCAGGATTAGGCAACCAACAATTAAGTTTAACATTAAACACAAAGCCCTGACTAAGAAAAGTAGTATCAGAAAGCTTTCTAGATTGCTCACAAGGCGTCTTGGTATCTACACCAATAACAGACCACACACGTTTTATATTACTGGGACAAAACCAAGAAACAACACCATCAGATACGGTGTATGTGTTATCATCACCATTTAGGGCAGCTTCCACATTTTGCATAAATTCTACATAAC